ATACACGATGAGCTAGTTAAAGATGGTGGTGTTATCGCTAAGACTTGGATGCAGTACGGTATCAAAAGAAAGATAGCTAAGATGGCAGTGATGAACAGACCATACGGTGCTACCAGTTATAACTTAGTACAAGATTTATTTAAGAGTATAGGACTTAATCATCCGTGGAGTAGTACAGGAGAGATGTTAACTGCTGTTATCTGGATCAGTAATATCATTAACAAGATAGCAGATGAGGTATGTAAACCTGTTAACCGAGTGATGAAGTATCTGCGTGAAACAATTCGATGCTTGCCTTACGAGGACGGTATTACTTGGACAACACCCACAGGATTTAAAGTTAAGCAGAGCTTTCGTAAGCGTAAGAAGTTAATTATAGAATCTGTATTTGATAACACGACTGTACATCTAAACACTTTCACTGATACAGATGATATAGATACAAAGCAACACGGTAAAGCAGTGACTGCTAACTTTATCCACAGTCTGGACGCATGTATTGTACATCAAGTAGCGAATCAAGTTGACTTTGACTTAGCTACCATACATGACTGCTTTGTGACTCACGCAAGTAACGCTAAACAAATCCACCGAATGGTGCGTGAAGCATACACTAAAACATTTTCTGTTGATCTCCTTGAAGAGTTCCGAATGGAGCAAATCAACATGAACCCGAAAGTAGAACTGCCATCCGTGCCGGAACTTGGAGACTTAGATGTGTCCGCAGTATTACGGAGTAAGTATCTACTTTCTTAACACCGATAAATAAAAATAGATATGGCACTGAAAAGTAGAACCAAACATCAAATAATAAAAGCAAAAGGTACAGCTAGGTATCCACATGTCACAGAACCTTACAAGAAATTCGAGCCAGAGTTTGGCGTGTTTACTTGTGATGTTATTGTCGATAAGGAACAAGCTGATGCTATTAAAGCTACATTAAGACCTCTGTATGAGCAGGAGTTGCAGGAAGCACAGCAAGAAAAACCTGGTAAGAAGTTAACTCAGCGGGAGTTTCCCATTGAAGAAGTTGATGGCGGTTTTCTTGTTAAAACTAAAATGGAAGGCGGAGGTAGGCTTAAAAGTACAGGTGAAATATATCACCGATCCATGCCTCTATATGATTCCAAAGCTCAACCTATAAAAGATGATGTACAAGTATGGAGTGGTAGTGAAGTAGTAGTAGCTTTCCGCCCTAGCTTTTACAACAGTCCGGCTATTGGTTTTGGGGTGACCTTTAAGTTGGAAGCTGTACAAGTCTTGAAGCTTGGTGAAGGAGGGGTGTCAGCTAAGGCTGCTAGTTCCTTTGGATTCACTGAACAAGAAGAAGGATTTGTTAATGGCGGTGAGAACTTAGAGGGTGGATTCGATGCGGAAGAAACGGAAGAAGAAATCCTGTCGTCGAACTTCTAATTACAGATCAGGCTTCGAAGAAAAGTTAGCATCACAGCTTAGGCGTGGTGGTGTCAGCTTTCAGTACGAGACTTTGAAGTTGGAGTATACTAAGACTGCAACCTACACACCTGACTTTATCATTGGTGATATTATCATCGAAGCTAAAGGACTATGGACAGTAGAAGATCGCAAGAAACATTTGTTGGTACGAGAGCAACATCCACATCTAGATATTAGATTGGTGTTTCAGAATGCGAGAAACAAAATCCGTAAAGGAAGCGACACCACCTACGCAGCTTGGTGCGAAAAGAAAGGAATAAAATATGCACACCAAACAATACCTAAGTCATGGCTTTCATCAAAACACACCATGACTGTCCCGACTGCGGAGCAAGTGATGCCTGTTCCACCAACGACGACGGGAGTACACACTGCTTCTCATGTAATGAACACAGAGGTAGACATGGAGGGAATGCTAGAGTGACAGACACAACACCGAGTGATTTTGCACAAGGCAAACCAGAGTCTATACCTGCGAGAGGATTAAACGAAGACACCTGTAAGAAGTGGGGATACTGGAGAGGAGAGTATAGAAATAAAGGAGTACAGATAGCTAACTATCGTAATAAAGATGGTGCTATCATGGGTCAAAAGATACGATTTGCTGACAAGTCTTTTGCTACTACAGGTACAATCAAAGGTCTATACGGTCAGCATTTGTGGAGAGATGGAGGTCGTCGTCTAATAATATGTGAGGGTGAGATCGACGCTTTATCTGTGTCACAAATCCTAGACAATCGATGGGCGGTGGTATCAATACCGAATGGTGCAGCTAGTAGTATGCAAAACTTTAAGCATGCTTTGGATTGGGTCGAGCGTTACGAGAAAGTAATATTCTGTTTTGATAACGACGACACAGGAAGAAAGGGTGCAGCTAGTTGTGCTGGTATGCTTAGTCCTGGTAAGGCACACATCGCAGAGCTACCGCTAAAGGATGCTAACGATATGTTATTAGCGGGTAGATCAAAGGAACTAGTAGACTGTTTGTTCGACGCTCGTGAGTACAGACCGGACGGTATCGTAAACGGTAAGGAACTCTGGGATGTTATCAGCCACAAGGAGGAACACAAAAGCAAACCATATCCGTTTATCGGGTTGAACAGTATCACTCACGGTATGAGACTAGGAGAGTTAGTAACTGTTACTGCTGGTAGTGGTATTGGTAAGAGTCTGTTCTGTCGTGAGATCGCACACCATCTGTTAGGGTTGGGCGAGACTGTTGGTTACATAGCTCTTGAAGAATCAGTACGACGCACAGCGTTGGGTATCCTTGGAATACACATGAACAAACCACTACATCTAGATGATGATATGTTAGATGAGAAGGAACTGAAACCTGCGTTCGATAGGACTGTGGGTAACGGTAAGTTCTACACCTACGATCACTTCGGGAGTATGGAGAGTGACAATCTGTTATCCAAGATTAGGTATCTGATTAAGGGCTTCGATTGTAAATGGATATTCCTGGATCACCTATCGATTGTGGTTAGTGGGATACAGGGAGACGATGAACGCAGACTGATAGATAATACAATGACCAAGCTACGATCTCTTGTTGAGGAGACAGGGTGTGGTATGGTATTGGTCAGTCATCTGAAGCGTGTGGATACTGGACATGAAGAGGGTGGACGAGTAAGTCTGCATCACCTCCGAGGGTCACAAGCAATCGCACAGTTAAGTGACATGGTCATCGGATTGGAACGCAACCAACAAAGCGACAGGCTATCCAACGAAACAAAAGTAAGAGTACTGAAGAATCGATTCAGCGGTGAGACTGGACACTGTAGTACATTGTATTACAACTGTGATACAGGTAGGTGCACTGAGGAAGAGAGGGCGAGTACCTTTGAAGAAACAAATAACAATAATGAACCATTCTAAATATGAGTAAGAGTATAAAGAAAAAACTATTAATGATAATGGATATAGCTTCTCTCGATGAGCTACTACACAAACATAAAACAAAAATTAAATACTTAGCTAAGGAGTTGTTATTAGATACGGACGCTAAACTACAAAATACTATCAATACAGAATCTGATGAGAAGAGAATTAGGTTAGAGTTTCACCATGTGTATGAGCAGTTAGTAGAGGTAGTAAAAACTATAACAGGAATGCAGGACGCAGGTATATATGACGAAGGATTTTTGGTGGACGAGTGGTATTGTTTATACGATAACTACTTAGAATTAATGAGTCGTGTTAAGGGTGATATATCTTGCCACATGGTACATAAAAAACATGTACCTCCTTACCCTGAATTTAAAGCATGGAAGAAGAGGAAGGAAGAGGAGGAAGCATGAGAACACTATTCTTTGATATAGAAACAAATGCTCTTGAGGACTTCACTAATCTGACGGACTTACACACGGTACACTGCTTGTCTGTGTACGATCCAATGGTTCCGAAGATGGTGACCTTTGCGGGAGATAGTATACACAGGGGACTGACAGCACTAGCAGAAGCAGACCGGATCGTCGGACACAATGTTATTAAGTTTGATATTCCTGCTTTGAAGAAGCTGTACGGATTCTCTCCACCTCTAGTTAAAGTAGTAGATACCTTAGTATTATCTAGGTGTATCTTCAGTGACCTACGCAACGAGGACTTCGGTCGTAACAACTTCGATTCTAAACTTGTAGGTAGTCACTCGCTTAAAGCTTGGGGACACCGGATGGGTAAGCAGACGAAGCTAACATACGGAGAAGAGGACGGTGCATTCGACCACTACAACGATGAGATGAAGAAGTACTGTGAGCGTGACTGTATAGTAACACAGTTGTTATACGATTATCTACTCAGTCAAGAGCCAAGCAATCAGATGATAGCTATTGAACATTGGTTTGCATTCATCATATCTCAACAGGAGAAACACGGATTCAGCTTTGATTTGGATAAAGCAGACAAGTTAACCGCTAAGTTAACCTCTATCCGTGCTGAGTTGAAAGACGAACTACAACAAATGGTAGCACCAAAGGTGGAAGAGATGAAGAGTCCAGCTGGTTGGACACTGATGATAGAAGGTGAAGACCAAGTAGAGATACTCAGTGCTGAGACCAAGGTGAAACTAAAGGAACAACTGAAAGCTAGAGGTTTGAAACAGACACTGTTAAAGGAAGCGAAGAAGCAAGGTAACAAACAAAAGACCACACTGTTCAACCCAGGGTCTCGACAACAGATAGCACAAGCATTAGCTGACCTTGGATACGATCTACCAAAGGAACCAGACGCTACCACACCTAAAGTAGATGAAGCAGTACTGAAGAAGATAGATCATCCAATCGCACAGAAGTTGTTAGACTATCTCCTCGTACAGAAAAGACTTGGTCAGTTAGCAGAGGGAGAACAAGCGTGGTTGAAGCTGGCTCAGAACGGACGGATACACGGAGCGGTGAATACAAATGGAGCAGTGACTGGGCGGTGTACACACAGCAATCCAAATGTAGCACAGGTTCCTGCTTGTCGCGTGCCTTACGGTGAAGAGTGTCGAGGATTGTTCGGTGCGGGTGTTGGTAAGAAGTTGGTTGGGTGTGATGCTAGTGGGTTGGAGCTGCGGATGTTAGCACATTACTTAGCATTCTATGACAGAGGAGAGTACGGTAAGATCGTAACAGAAGGAGACATCCATACATTCAACATGGAACGAGCAGGGTTAGACAACAGAGACCAAGCTAAGACTATGATCTACGCTTTGTTATACGGAGCTGGTCCCGCTAAGATGGGAGAGATCATTGGAGGTGGTGCTAAAGAAGGAGTGCAACTGAAGCGTAAGTTCTTAGATAACCTACCAGCTCTGAAGAAACTACAAGATGCTATCCAAAAGAAAGTGGAACACGGTGGTACACTGATGGGACTAGACGGTCGGGTGTTACGCATACGCAGTAGTCACGCAGCACTGAACATGTTACTTCAATCAGCCGGAGCAGTGTGTATGAAGGTAGCACTTATCCAACTGTATCACGCACTCGGTAAGAGTAAGTGGCAGCACGGTAGAGAGTACGCATTTGTTGCTAACATACACGACGAGTTCCAAGCAGAAGTAATACCACAACACGCAGAGGACTTCGGTAAGTTAGCAGTGAAAGCTATTCGTGTAGCTGGTAAAGAACTGAAGCTGAATGTACAGTTGGATGGTGAGTACAAAGTAGGTGACAGTTGGGCGGAGACGCACTAAGAGATGGACGAGATACAATACGACAGCTACACTACCCTTGCATACCTCTATGATACACAAGACCTTACCATGCCATCATCAAAAGCACAACGCATAGGAGCAATAGGAGAGGCTCGATTCATCGCTGAATGTTTAGAGCGGGACTTTGAACCACACACACCAACGACTCCTATGCCTTGGGACTTCATTGTCCACTGTCCGGCTGGTGATCTAAAGGTACAAGTAAAGAGTACATCGTGTAACACCCAGAATGGTTATGTAGTTAATACAGGATGCGGGCGAATAAGTAAGGATTATATACCAGACAGTGTTGATGTGGTAGCAGCATACTTAGCACCTATTAATGAGTGGTGGATGATTCCGCAATCAGTGGTTACATCGTTAACAATTAAGCTGTACCCTGAGAACATAAGCAAAAGCAAATACAAGAAATATCAAAACAACTGGAGCGTATTCTATGAGTAAAACTACACTACTAATCGACGCAGATGTTCTCGCTTTCGAGGCAGCTGTTGTCGCAGAGGAACCGATACAATGGAAGGAAGAACTGTGGACTGTGCACGCAGACATGGCATTAGCTAAAGCTCGTGTTATCAATCGTATACAGGAGTTCAGAGATAACTTGAGGTGTGAGAATGTAGTGCTGTGTCTATCAGACCGTGCTAACTTCCGACGCAAGCTATTCCCTGACTACAAAGCAAACCGTGCAAAGTCCCGACTACCTATAATACTTAGACAAGTAAAGCAGTGGATCATCGATGAACTAGGTGGTGTACTGTGGGATAACTTAGAAGCAGACGATGTTATATCTATCCTTGCAACAGATAAAGCAATGGATGAAGAGACGATTATCGTTAGCATAGACAAAGACTTCAAGAGTGTACCAGGTATATTCTACGATTATAACAGAGGAGAGTACCACCAACCTACCACTGAAGAAGCAGATAACTTCCACTTGATACAAACACTAACCGGAGATTCAACAGATGGATACAGTGGTGTACCAAAGGTAGGAGCTGTTACTGCTAAACGACTGCTAGATAAACATGGATACACATGGGAGACTGTAGCAAAATGCTACGAAGATGCAGGACTCACAGAACAAGATGCTTTGATGAATGCATGGATGGCAAGATTACTACGAGCAGAGAACTACTGCTTCAGAACTAAAACAATAAAGAAACTATGGACACCAATGAACTACCAAACCAAGGATATACTAAAGATTTCTCCACAGGGGCTAGGCGTGACGGGGACAATGGACGGGGACGACCCAGCCTTATACCTCCGATCGCCTTACGCAGTCTCGCAAAAAGATTTGAAGCTGGCGGAAAGCTTTACGGAGACGACAACTGGAAGAACGGATTCCCACTAAGTAGATTATATGATTCGATGTTTAGACATTTGTTGGGGCTGGCTGAGGGGGACAACTCTGAAGACCATGCGGGTGCTATCTTATGGAATGCTTCAGCTTGGATATGGACGGAGCAAAAGATTAAAGAAGGAAAGCTACCACAAGAACTTGCAGATATAAGTTATAGAGATGAGTGACCAAGAAATAGTATTACCAGCGTTGAGTAAGTCTTTGATAGAAAAGCTTGACAAACTGTTCCCCGATAAATGTCCCCTCTTGACAGACTCTGATAGAGATGTATGGTTTAAGGTAGGACAAAGAAGTGTAATTAATTATTTACAACAGACTTACGACGAACAGTTACAAGACAACATCATAACCAAAGACTTAGAATAGCTATGTGTTTCTCACAACCTAAGATGCCCCCTATGCCGGAGATACCTCCACCGCCACCACCTCCTGCACCGCCACCACCTCCGTTAGAAATGGCTAAGAAAGCACCGACTCAACGGGCAGCTACTCAAGCACCTAAGCGTCGTCGTGGTACGCAACAAGTCACAGCCGTTCGTCGTCCTTCAATCGGTATGGGTGGAGCCGGAGGATCGGGAGTACAGCTTTCATCGTAACAACAACTAATAATATAAATATATATGAGCCTTCGCACACTTGATAAAAAGACGCTACTCTCATCTGTTTCTGCATCAGGAGCGGGTAGTGCATTCTCAGTTGAGCGTTCTAAGGGTTGGACATTTGTCATAGCCACTGAGTCCGCTGGAGCTGCAACCGTAGATATAGAAGCTTACATTGGAGGAGCTTGGCATGTAGTACACAGTCAATCAGTATCAGCCGAAGGATCGGTTATGGTACGAGATGACATGGGACACTACGAAAAGCTAAGAGCTAATGTAAGTGCATATACAGCAGGAACCCACAGCGTCTACGCTACTGGAACTGTTGACTCTCTGTAATGTCATTAGTAATCACAACGATTGAGAAACCAAGTAACATCATACCGTTACCAGGTGAACTCTCTCGCCCGCTTTTTGAAGTACTCTACGGATTCGATGCTATCGACGGAGCTATCTTCTCAGAAGCTAGTGAACCATTGACAACAGAACTAGATGAAATATTATTATTTGAACCCGAAGCTTAACAATCATGGCTAATAAAAAAATTACAGAACTTACCGAGCTGACGACACCAGCAGGTGCAGACATTGTAGCAATCGTTGACGATGTAGCAGGTACACCCACCACTAAGAAAGTAACCGTTACCAATCTAATGGGGCAAGCATCTGCCTCTAACTTATCGA